ATGATGAAGTTAATGCTTGTTGAGGAATATAAGCTAGATCGTTAAATTTAATCTTTCCTGTTCCATTAGGTGTAAAATTAATATCGCCATTTGATGTTGAAACAAAAGCATTTCCATTAACATCTAAATCGCCACCTAATTGTGGAGTTGTATCTGAAACTATATCGAATGAAACTGAACTATCTAACCAATTAACTGTGTTAGCTGTGTAATCTATTGTTGCTAAAGAAATATCATCTGCCCCATCATAAAATTTTAGGGTTGGGGTAGTTGCTGAAGTTGTGTCTAGCCAAATCGTCCCCGCAACTGCTGAACTTGGTCTTGATGTTCCTGAATTAGATGTATTAATAGCCTCTAAAGTGTCATTAAGATCACTACGAAAAGAGGGAAAAGATTGGTTCTGAATTAAGTAATCGCCTTGTGCCATGATGTTCTTATACTCCTTTTAAAAGCCTTTTGCAATATAATCAAAGGTACGACTTACTGCTGTACCACCTGAATTTTTAAATGTTAAGTCGAAGCCATTGATTGTCTTATTTTCTACCACAAAGAAATCTCCCGTAGCAAGGTCTTCGCCTGTAATTCCTACAGCATAATTAACAGATTTGAATGGATTTGTAAATGTTACTGTGTAAGTTCCAGCACCAGAAGTTATATCATTTCCACTAAATATTCTATCTTCCATATCTATAGAAACTGTTACTTGTGAAACTACAGGAGTAGATGCTAAATCTCTTGAAATTAAAACTACTCTAAATTTAGCATAACGAAAAGTGTAATTACCAATTACAAAATTTTGGAAAGCTGTATAAGTAATATTATCATCAGAAGTTGCAATCTCAATATGAGCATTACAATTAGCACTAACATCTCCATCAAAGTTAGAAGATGCTGAATCAAATAAACCTGATCTATTATCAAATAAGTCATCAGGATTTTCTGCTGTTTGAGTTAATGATGCTGTTATTCTTGCAGTATGTTTAGCACCAATATCAATTACATCTGAAAATAAATAATTACCACTTGCATAAAAATCAGCATTAGTAACACCAGAATCAAAAAATCTAGTTGTCTCATCATCAAATAACCCAGAACCTGAATCAAAAAGTTCTGATGAATCTAATTTAATTGTATTATCTGCAATAACTGTATTTGTTAATGTACCATTAAAATCTGGGTGTTCTGATTGTGTTGCAATAGAATTAAAATTAATAATACTTGTAACATTAGAAATAATTGCTGTAGCATTTGAACTAAAGTTACCTAGCTTATCAACAGCTTTGATAAGATAAGTTCCAGCCCTAGCTGGTACAGATATTGAAGTTGCTGGTCTTGATACTTTTTCAACTAATGCTACTGAGTTCTGCCAATCAGCAGTTCCATCTGTTTCTTCACTAAATCTTAATTGATAATATGCTAAATCTAAATCTCTAATTTGTGTCCAACCCAAGTGTGCTTCTTGTCCTACAATATTGCATGAGAAATCTTGGACATCTTCTGGTGGTTCTACTGCACCAATTATAGTTCTTTGTGCTGTTACATAAGTTGATGAAACTCCTAAAGTATTTACAGCTTTAACTCTTACATCATACACTTGTTGGTCAATTACATTTAAAACTCTGTGATTTAATCCTGAACCTTGTGCGTAAATAATATAATCTGAATCTGTGCTTAATTTATATTCTACTTGGTAATAATCAACAAAACTATCAGGAGAAGCACCTATAGTTACATCTAAAGCTACAATTACAGTTCCATCATTATATTCAACTAAAGTATCATCTAAAGTTACACTTGCTGGTGGCTGTACAGTAAATGAATCTGGTAAAGTAGTATCTGCAATAGGTGAAATTGCATTTTTTTCATTAAATGTATAAAAATTATCTTGGTGTTCAAATAATTGAACATTTACAGTTAAATCTTCATTAATTTCTAAACCAAGAACTCTAAAAGGTTTAGCATTAAATCCACCACTAGGATATGTGATTGCAACAATATCTCCTATGGCTAATTCTAAAAATTCTGATGTTAAGGTTAATTGTATTTGTAGTTGGTTTCTTGATCTTCTAAGAATGACCTCACAAAGTGCTTCTGCATTATAAGTGTTTGTTACATTTGGAAATTGAAAGTTACCCTCTAAAACAGTATTATTATCTTCTGAAAGCATAGTTGCGTGTTTAAAATCTGTTTCAACATTAGTGTCATCTGCTGGTGGAAAAGAAACTGTGTCATTCTGCCAATTCTTAAATGGATTAACATAAGTTCCAATCACTCTATTGTATTTATTATTTTTTCTTTCTCCTAATACTTTAGCACCACCTACAACATGATCTGATGTAATTGTTTTAACTGCTGACCCTGTACCCTCTATTTTAAGTTTATAAACACCATCATTATAAGTGAATAGTGATCTCATTGGGTTTAAAAGTTTCTTTACATTTTCAATTACTTTTTGGCTGGTATCTATAACAGCATTAGATTCAAATTTAATAATTTTAGGAATAAAATCTGTAACATCTACTCCATTAGTAAAATTAGAAGATAAACTTGTACTGTACGAGCCACCACTTACTCTCCATTCAAAAGTTAAATTACTGTCTGATGGTGCATTACCATAATAAATAATTATAGGATATACAGAGCCATTTACTAAAGTTTTACTTCCTGATCTAGTTTGATTTCCATGCCAACCTCTATTATTTACAATTAATTTTGCATTTCTATTATTTTCTACTTCTTTAAATAAATTATCTACAGTTTGACTAGCATCTCCAATATAAACAACAGATGAATCATCTGAAGAAGTTTGAAAATCAAAACTAGCTGAACTTGGTGCTGTAAAATATCCATAATATCTTCTACAATGATAAGGTTCAGTAGAAACTGAACTTATAGATGAAACTGTACCTGATGATATAGGTGATCTATTTAAAAAGAAACTTGGATAATCACCATAATATCCCTTGTATAATTCAGAAAATAAACCAGATTGTGAAGATACACTTGTTGTTCTTGGTTGGATTAATGTATCTGATTCAGTTGCAGAAGTTTGAAAAGAAGCAAAGTTTGTTTCAAATGCACTATCTGGTAATCCTTTTCCATATCTTGTATTTCTTAAATAATCTAATAATACCAATGCAGAGTTTGGTGTCCATTTAGTTGTTGTATCTCTAGGGTCATAAACTTTTTTACCTTTTAAAACTACTTTAACTTGTGGAATAGAACTAAAAGCATCTTGATTCCATTTAAATCTAAAAGCTAAATAACAAACACCTCTTAATCTATGGTTAGATGTCCAATTAGTAGAAGTAGTTAATATTGATGAAGCTACTTGATCGTCAGTTCCATTAAATGCTTGTATTTGAATAAGAGAACCATCTTTATAAAAATTACCATCTCCACCTGAAACTTCTCTTACTACTCCATGATCTAAGTCGCCATCAAAAATAACTCTTTTATCATCTATAAATATTTGTTCTATTTCTTCTATTTCTCCCTCACATACTACACCAGCCATATACAAGTATTCATTATCTGTTCCTGATGATTCTACAAAAACTCTAGTAATCCCTACTTGTCGTCTTCCATATACTATAGGAATTTGTGCATTATTAGATTGTTTATTAATTAATACACCTCGTTCTTCTTCTGGTGTATCAAAATCAGGAATATCAGGTATAGGTAATAACCACCCAATAAATTTTTGTACAACATTAACTACTGCATCAACTACACCACCCATTAGTGATAACTCCTTTTAAACTTTTGACCTACTCTATAAATATCACTATCTACTCTTAACCAATTTATAGAATGATCTACTTTTAATTGTTTTCTAAAATAATGATAAACCCAACGCATCATTTTAAATGTATTTTTTACAGATACAATTTCTATTAACCATAAATTATTACCTGAGTTCCACTCGTTAGATTTAATCTTTCCTGTTTGCTTAAATCTTTTTTCTACTAAATCATGGATATAAGCCCAATTAACAAAACCAACTAATTCGTTATTATCATAAAATTTTTTATATTGATTAAGTTTAATTGATGGTTTTAAATAATTATTAAGCTGTTTGCCTTTATAACGATCAAATTTATTAAATAGATTTATAACATCTTGCATTATGCTTTACCCCATTTAATGTCTTGTGTTGTTTGAGAAGCAAATTCAAAACCTAAATCTCCTGAAAAATGTAATTGTTGTGAACCTGTGTTTGTTTTTCTACCCTCAATCTTACTAAAATCTGACCAATGAGAAGCAACTACAATATTAGCATTAGATTGATTTATACTTTCATCAATACTAAAAGATTCAATTCTGCCTTTAAATAAAAGAAATGGGTCTGAAATAACCTGTTCGCTAGTATTTAAAAATGCTTTATAAACTTCTGCTTCTTTCTCCATATAGTTATTGCTTAAAAATAAAGATATAATTGTCTGATCTGCACCAGAAAATGATATAGTCATATTGCTAACTTCTATTTCTGATGATTCTGTAACACTAGAAATTTTAGTAAATAATGAAGAAGCTGAATAGGTATTTGAATCGTAAGTAATATCTTTATAATGATCTGTAAATCTAAAGCCTGAGCCTACATTAATATAAACAAGATTAACAGGTTGTAAGCTATCTGTTTCAAGTTCATTCTTTACTGCTGTTGTTAATGTTCTCGTCATGTTCTTCGTAAGTTGTTTGGGTTACACTTTCTGTACCTTTTAACATAGTAAAGTCGAATTTGCTATT